CGCCTCTCGGTGGCCGAGAGCACGATGGCGAACCTCATCGCGGGCGGCATCTACTCGGACGGCACCGCGAACGGCGGCAAGCAGATCACCGGGCTCGACGCAGCCGTGCCGGTGAACCCGGCGGCGGGCACCTACGGCGGCATCGATCGCGGCACCTGGACGTTCTGGCGCTCGAAGTCGACGACCGCAGGTGCGGCGCTCACCGCATCGACGGTGCAGGCGGCGATGAACACGATGTGGTCGACGCTCGTGCGCGGTGTCGATCGTCCGAACCTGATCGTGATGGACGGCTTCATGTGGAACATCTACATGGGGTCGCTGCAGGCGAATCAGCGCTTCACCGATCCGAACAAGGCCGAGCTTGGCTTCCCGACCATCAAGTACATGGACGCGGACGTCATCCTCGACGGCGGCATCGGTGGCTTCGCCGTCGCGAAGACGATGTACTTCCTCAACACGAAGTACCTCTTCTACCGTCCGCACGCCGAACGCAACATGGTGCCGCTCGCGCCCAACAAGCGCTACGCGATCAACCAGGACGCCGAAGTGCAGATCATCGCGTGGGCAGGGAACCTCACCTGCAGCGGTTCGCAGTTCCAAGGGCGGCTGATCTCGCCGTGATGTCTTCTTGGCCTTTCTCCAAGGGCCTTCGTGGGAGCGCTGCGGCAACGGCGGCGCTCCCGCTTTTCTCTTCGAGGTGAAACATGACCACTACCAAGCGACATCAATCTCGTCACCACGACGACGAGGAGATGCAAGAGCCCGTCGCTGAGCCAGTCGAGGCACCCAAGGAAGTCGCCGACCGCGCGGCAGCGCCGGGACAGCAGTCGATCAGCGTGACAGCGAACAAGCCCGAGACGCTCGAAACATCTCCGCTGGTCGCGCCGCTCGGTGAAGTGATCGAGGGCGCATCGAACGACAAGGACGTGCCGCCGAGTCTGCTCGGCACGAGCTATGCACCGAAGCAAAAGGAGTGAACCATGCCTGCCTCTCTTCCCGGCGAAACCAACGCCAACAACCGCACCGCCAACCCAGCAGCGGGCCAGCCGGTGACGTTCGATCTGCTCTCCGGCCCGAAGGGCTCACCCTTCGACAAGGACGCGACCGGCAACGCATCGACCGGCGCGCTCGCGACCGGCATCGGCTACGGGCTTGAAACGCTGCTCGGGCTGCTGCCGCTCTACCAGACGAACCCGGCGGCGATCAACCGGCAGGGCTTCACCGACGATTACACGCCGGGCGTGTCGACGGTGACCGGTGCCGCTTCAACCGACTCGCGCTACATGTACATCGGCGGCGGGCGAAGCAAGACCTCGGGCTCGCCCTCGTACTCGAACCCTGCTGGCGTGGCGGGCATCAACTACTACACCGCAGGCTTCGGCATCGGAGCGGCTGGCAACGGCGGCTCGCGCGATGCAGGCGCTGGCCCGGCCTTCACCGGCTTCGCGCTGAAGACCGTGACGGCTCCCGGTGCGGTCGCAATCGGCGCGGCGATCGAGGCGGGCTTCCTCAATCGCACGGGCATCGCGATGACGACCGGGCAGTCTGCCTTCGGCAGCAGCAACGCAGCGAGCGCGGCGGTCGCGTGAACGCTGGACCGCTGGGCTTCAGCGGCAGCGGTCGCGTCGGGACTACGACCGCTGTGCCCGCGACGAGCGCGCCGAACGCGATCCCCTACGCGGGCGCGAATATCTGCGTCGCGCCTGCCGTCGCGCCGCGCTCTTGGGTGTCCGGTCTTCCCTACGGGTCGAACGGTCGGCTCTGCATCGACATCACGGGCGCGGCGATCACCGGCTATCAGGCAGGGCTCGCCCTGACCGCAGCGGGCGCGCTCGCAGCCGACACCGCCGGAGCCATCGATCACTACGTGCGCGGCATCCCGATCACTGCGCAAGGCCGAATCGCGATAGGGACTCCAGTATGAGCAGCGCGACGCAACTCTCTGACTCGTTCGCTGTCGGCGTCAACCAGACCTATGGGCCGAAGCTCGGGCTTTGCACGGGCATCGGCATCGGCTCGACTGACGCAGACGATGCGCGCCTCTTTCCCGATGGCGTGCCGTCGCTGTGGAAGATCGGCGGCACTGCCGGTGCTCCGTCGTTCAACGCGAGCGCCAACCCATCCCTGACCTACAACACGCCGGTCGGTTACGTGAAGGCATTGGCAGACATCCCGAACGGTGGCTCCCAAGGCACCTGGGTGAACAACACCGGCAAGACGGTGAAGGCGGGCAAGTACTTTTGGGGCACTGGCTCGACCGCGACGAAGTACGTGACTCCCGGCCCACCTCCAGGCGTTGGGGTCGGTCTTACGACGCCGTCGACGGCGGCGGTGCGAAACGCGTTGCTAAATTCCAGTTGGGAGGTCCGCTACTACTTCACCCCGGCCCTTTGGAATAACCAGAGTGCGGACGGCTTCGGCGGGATGGCGGGCAATTTTTCCGTCGCTCAGATCGGCTGGTACATCACCCGCACGCAGAACACGCGGCTGATCACGATCACGATCGGGAAGGGTAGCACCGGCTCGACTGCAGTCAACAAAACCTACCCGGCCTGGGCCGACCCTCTGGCGAAGTGGCTGCGATTTACCTACACGCCCACCCCTCCGAATGGAGTGGTGGATTTCCTGTGGTCCGACGATGGCAGCACCTGGACCGACATGGGAACCCTGCCACTCGGAACCGGAGGTTTGGCTGGCACCCCAACGCCCGCGTCGATTTGGTTTGGTGGGCAGGCTCCAGGATTCAACACGACGCCGGGGAGCTTTTATCGCTTCGAGTTTCGCTCGCCGATCAACGGGCCAATCCTCGCCGGAGTGGATTTGGCGCAAGCGATTGCGGGAGCGAGCGCGTGCGTCGGACTGGCCGGTGAAGTGTGGACGGTTACCGGCAGCGGATCAGCAATTCAATAGGAGCTTCACATGCAGACATTCGACGCAGACATCTCGCACTTCGATCCGCGCAATCCGTTCAAGGGAGACGAGAAGCTCCCGGTGCAGTTCTACATGGGCGCGATCCCCGACGGCGAAGCGACCGAGCGCGAGGGTCGCCCGATCTTCGTCGACACGGAGTGCATCAGGATTTTCAACTCGAAGGACAACATCATCGACCGCCCGCTGCGCGACTCGGACAAGCAGCGCTGGCCCGGCGCGTACAGCGCATGGAAGGGCGGCGGTGACGGCGAGCCCGGCGCGACCGGCACGCGCCTCGCGCACTGGCCGATGATGACGCGCGCCCAGGTCGAGGAGTTCAAGTTCTTCAAGGTCTACACCGTCGAGCAACTCGCCGAGCTTCCCGACAGTACGGTGCAGAAGGTGATGGGCGCGGCGAAGCTGAAGGCGCTCGCAAAGCTCGCGGTGGAAGCATCGCGCGGTGACGAGCCGTTCCGGCGCATGCAGGGCGAACTCGAAAAGCGCGACGGCGAGATCGCCGAACTGAAGTCCGAGGTGCGGCGGCTGACGTCGCTGATCGAGGAGAAGCTGAAGGCGGCATAGCATGGCCTCGCCATCGGTTCAGAAGCAGGACACGATTCTCTACGAGGTGCAGCAGGCCTGCATCCAGTTGTCGCTGCCTTCGCCTGCAGGGGTCTTCGACTCGGGCGACGAGAACGTGCTCCTGATGGGCTCGGCGGCGAACCTCGCCGGGATCATGGTCGACGAGGCGCACGACTGGCAGCAGTTGCGCCTGACCTACTCGATCACGGGTGACGGCGTGAAGACGGCCTTCGATCTGCCAGCGAACTTCTCGCGCTTCGTCGACGGCACCGGCTGGTCGCTCGCGATGCGGCGTCCCGTGGTCGTCGTCAACGCGCAGCAGTGGGCGACGATCGCGTCCTGGGTGCCGAAGGTAACGATCACGCCGATGTGCCGCATCTACGCGGATCAGGTGCAGTTCCTGACCGCGCCTGCGAACGGCGAGACGATCAAGTTCGAGTACGTCGACGCGAACTGGGTGATCGACGCGGACATCCTCACGACGATGAAGCAGCGCGCCAACAAGAACGGCGACGTGCCGCGCTTCGACTGGCTGCTGATGACGCTCGCCATCAAGCTGAAGTGGCTGGAGATGAAGGGGATGAGCACGGCGGCAGTCCAGTCGGACTTCAACGACCGTCTCTCGCAACTCCTCGCGCGCGACCAGATGGGGCAGGCGCTCACGCTCTCGGGCCCGGTGCCTGGCGGCTTCCGCTATCTCGACGGCTACTCGAACACACCCGACACGGGCTTCGGCTGATGTTCCGCCTCGCCACTCCGCAGAACACGCGTCGCGCGCAACCGCAGACCGGAAGCCTCACGCCGCTCGCGATCCCGGCGAAGGGATTGAACGCGCGCGATGCGCTCGCTGTGATGGGCCCGGAGTACGCGATCAGCCTGGTGAACGTACTGAGCGAGCCCTTCGGGCTTAAAACGCGCAAGGGCTACACCGAATGGGCGACGAACGTCTCGACCGGGATTCCGGTGCAGACGATGATGAGCTACTACCCTGCGAGCGCAGCGCCGCCTGGACGCGTTGGTCGGGTGAGGCCACGCGCGCTCGGGATGCGCCTGCTCTCCGAAGGCCCTGCCGCGCGCATCGCGCCAGCGGGCAAGCTCTTCGCGTGCGCTTCCGGTCGGGTTCTCGATGTCACGGTCGGAGGGAACGGGCCGTGGATTCCGATGGCTGGCGTCGGCGGGCCAAGCATGGGCGATCACTGGACGTGGCTTAACTTCCAGAACATCGCGGGCGCGTTCCTGTGCGCGTGCAACAACGACAGCGGCGGGTACGCGTACTACAACGGCTCGGCGTGGACGACACCGACGCTCGGCACCGGAGCCGGGCAGATCACCGGCTGCGATCCTTCGACGTTCTGCTATGTCGTCGAGCACATGAAGCGCCTGTGGTTCATCGAGAAGGGCACCACGCGCGCGTGGTATCTCCCCGTCTCGCAGATCACCGGCACGGTCACCGCGTTCAACTTCGGCGAGCAATTCAAGCACGGCGGCGAACTGGTCGCGCTGGTGCGCTGGACGGTGGACGCTGGCGTGGACATCAACGACAAGCTCGTCGCGATCTCTTCGCAGGGCGATGTCGTCGTGTACCAGGGCACCGACCCCGACACCGTCGGTGACTTCGTGATCCAAGGCGTGTGGTATGTCGGCGCGCTGCCCGTGGGACGCCAATGCGTGATCAACAGCGGGGCCGACGTCCACATCCTCTCGCAATTCGGTGTGACCCCGCTCTCGCGCCTGCTCACCACGATCGACATGTCGCAGCAGGAGCAGATGCGGCTCACCTACATGATCTCGCCCGTGATCGCGCGCCTGATGCGCGAGTCCTCCTCGCTCGTCGGCTGGAAGATCGTGTCGCTGCCGAAGGAAGAGCTTTTCCTCATCGGCGTGCCTCCTGACTCGCCGGAATTCGGCGGGCAGTTCTTCGCGCTGAAGCTCTCCACCGGGGCCTGGTCACTGCTGAACACCCTGCCCTATTCGAGCTTCGTCTCGATCGATGCCGACGTTTTCTCCGGCACCTACGACGGGCGTGTCGTGCGCGCCTTCGATGGCCCGGTCGACAACGTGCTGATCGGAACAACGACCGGCGATCCGATCCAGTGTCAGGTGACCCCGGCCTACAACTCGATGGAGCCCGGCCCAGGGACAGGCGCGCAGCAGAAGGTCTTCAAGATGCTGCGCCCGACTTTCATCACCACCACCACGCCGACGATCGTGGTGACGATCATGACCGACTACGGCGGGCCCGGGGCTGCGGTGATCCCGACGCTGCCGCACTTCGACGAGGCGCTGTGGGACGTCGACCTGTGGGACGTCGCCAAGTGGACTGGGCTGCAGGGCCCGATCAAAACGTGGATCGGCGTCAGCGGCGTCGGCTTCGCTGGCACCGCGCAGATCGATTACCTGTGCGGCGGCGAAACGCTGCTCGCCTCGATCGACTTCTGGACCGAGCGCGGGGGTGTGATGTGATGGTCCTGCCGAAGAACACGCAGGAGTGGAACGCGATGGCCGGGTTCCTTCGCGAGCATGCAGGCGTACACCCGAGCGCTGACCTTCGCGTGATCGGCTGGGTGAGCGAAGGCAAGCTCGTGATCGTCGTGGGCCTGAACGGCTTCCTCGGGAAGCTCGCGCAGATTCACATCGCCTTCGCGCCGGGCTGGCACTTCAGCCCGCGCGTCATGCTCGAAGAAGTTTTCCGCCACGCCTTCGTCGACGCCGGTCGCGAGATGTTGCTCGGCGTGGTGAACAGCACGAACGCGAAGGCCATGCGCTGGGATCAGCACCTCGGGTTCCGCGAGGTTTCACGGCTCCCCGGGATGCACGACGACGGCGGCGACGTCGTGCTCCTCGCGATGAAGAAGGACGAGTGCAGGTATCTCACGCGTCGACCTCTCCTTGAAAAGACCGGGAGCGAATGATGGGCGGCGGTAAGAGCAGCGTAAATTACGGCCAGTTGGCGGCGCAGGACCAGGCCTACAACCAGCAGAACATGGCGTCGCAGACGTTTGCGAATCGCCCCGACGTCACCACGCCATGGGGGCAGCAACAGTGGAGTTCGAGCGTCGGACGCGATCCGTCCACCGGGTTGCCGGTCACGACGTGGAACCAGACCACCACGCTCACCCCCGAGGAGCAGGCCGCGCTCGATTCGCAGCAGAAGGTGCAGATGGGGCTCTCGCAGGGCGCGCAGGGCCTGCTCAACCAAGCGACCGGCGCGTTCAACACGCCTTTCGATTTCGCTTCGCTGCCGGGCATGCCGACGCAGGCCGCGCAGGCGGGCAACGTGCAGCAGGCGCAACAGAACGCGTTCAACCAGATGAGCCAGATGCTGCAGCCCGGTCGCACGCTGCAGCAGAACCAACTCGACACCAAGCTCGCGAACATGGGTCTGCCCGGCGGCAGCATGGCGAACGCGCAAGCGAACCAGCAACTGCAGAACCAGTGGACGACCGAAGACAAGCAACTGCTCGGGCAGGCGATGGGGCAAGGGCTGCAGGACGTGCAGGCGCAGTACGGCATGGACACATCGCAGGTTCAGCAGCAGCAGGCGCTGCGCCAGGCCTCGCTCGCCGATCAAATGCAACAGCGGAACATGCCGCTGAACGAGTTGAACGCGCTGCTCACCGGGCAGCAGGTTCAGATGCCGCAGATGCCCGGGTTCAACCCGGCGGGTGTCGGTCAGCCGGGGATGGGCCTGCAGGCCGGGCAGTTGACCGGCGCGCAGAACGCGGCGAACAAGACCGACTGGGGAGCGCTCGGCGGCACGGCGTTGATGGCTGCGGCGTACATGTACTGATGGCGACCTCCGACAACCTGCTGAAGATGCTGCGCGAGGTGCCGGTGCCCATGATCGGCGACCGCCGCCAGTTCGTGACGTGGCTGAAGTTCTTGCATGGGATCATGCGCGCCGCCGAGCCGCTGCTGGAGATCGCGGCGTCGAGGTCGACGGGCGCGCTGCGTGCCTACTACCTCGAAGCTCAACTCGAAGAACACGACCATGCGCGCTGGCTCGAAGAAGACCTCGCGACGCTCGGGGAGACGCCTTACGTGATCGACCACGCGACCGCCGCGACGGCTGGCGCGCAGTACTACTACCTGCAGCACGTCGGGCCGCACGCGCTCCTGGGCTACAAGGCTGCGCTCGAATTCCACCCGATGCCGCTTGCGAGCGTCGAGGAACTCGAACGCCTCTACGGCAAGGACGCGCTTCGCACGGTGCGCTATCACGCCGAGCACGACAGCAACCACTGGGATGCGCTCGCGCGCGTGATCGACATGTTCGAGGAGCAAGCGCGCGTCATCGTCTACAGCGCGCTCCTCACCGCCCGCATGATGGGGTTCTACCTCACCGAAAGGATGCGCCATGGCTGACAACACCACCGGGCTTGCCTATCTCACCATGGCCGACCTGACCGCCCAGGAGGAGAAGCTCGCGCAGCAGCAGGCGCTCGCGCAGCAACTGCGTGGCGTGGCCGCGCCGATGCAACGCATGGACAAGGGTTCGCAGGCCGCGCGTGCTATTTCGGGCTTGATGTCGGGCCTGGCAATGAGGAAGTCGAACCAGCAGATCGATCAAATGTCGCAGGACAGAAGGAAGTTGCTGAGTCAAATCGCACCAGCGTTTGGCGGTGGTCAGCAGAACCTGCCGATCGCGCCGCCATCCGCGCCGATCGACTACTCGCAATTCGGTGATTACTGGGGCCCGAATGGCTGACTACGGCTTCGGCGACATCTTCGACGCTGATCCCGACCTTCCCTTCATGAAGGCGCGGGCGCAGTCGGCGGCGCTTGCGCGTCGCCCACTGCTCTCGACGCCGAGTTCCGGCGTCGAAGTTCCGCCAGCGCGGCCCGGCGCGTCGCCGGTCGCCGACTATCGCGCGAAAGCGCTCGAAGCGCTGACGCAGTCGCAGACCTACACGCCGAGCCCCGAGGAGAAGCAAGCCACGAACGAGAAGACCATGCTCGCGCTCACCCTCGGTGCGATGGGCGGCGAGAGCTTCAGACCAGCCGCCGGGTTGCTGCTGAAGCAGTCGCTCGCCGATCCCGAGGCGGCTCGCGAGCGTCACCAGAAGCGCCTCGAAGCGCAGGCACGCCTCTACGAGTCGATGGCGCAGAACGCCGACACGGTCGAGCAGCGCCGCGAAGCCGCAGCGCAGGCCGATGAGACGCGGCGTTTGCTGCTGCAGCAGAGCAAGTTCGTGCCGATCAAGGACCAGGAAGGGAACGTCACCGCCGTCGTGAACACGCACACGGGCGAGGTTCTCGGTGGCGGTGCTGGCGGTGCTCCCGCGACGCGACCGGATGCGCTGCCGAAGACCGCGACCTCCGAAGAGCGCAACCGCTACGGCATCGCCGCAGAGACGATCACATCGAGCAACCGGCTCATCAAGGAGATCGAGGCGAACCCCGACGCCTTCGGCCTGGGTGCTGGCAGCGCTGCGGGGATTGGCGCGTCGACCGGCATCCCAGTGCAGAAACTCTTCCTTACGCCGGAGCAGGAGCAGCTACGCGCGGGCGTCATGAACAAGGCCTACGAGATCATCAAGAGCCTCGCGGGCACCGCGCTCTCGGCGACCGAGGCGGGACGCATCATGCAGTTCGCGCCGAACCCGAGGGACGACGCGACGACCATCACCTCGAAGATGCGATCGGCGATTCAGTTGGCGCGTGACTCGCGCACCACGCTGCGCCAGCGTTACCGCATCCCGACGCCGCCTGACGAAGAAGTGCAGCAGCCGACGCCAGCACCGGCACCAGCCGCGCCGCAGGCGAGCGTGCAGCAGCGCGCCGATAGTTACTACCACCGCTGATGCCGACACTCGCCGAACACATGGAGGCGCTCGGAAGAGCGCAAGCGGCTGGCGACACCGAAGCCGCCGAGTACATCCGCCAGCGCGCCGCGCGCGAGATCACGGGCGCAGGCTCGTCCTTGGAGAAGCTCGGGGCTGGCATGCAGGACGTCGTCACCGGCACGAAGCAACTCTTCGGGCAGGCCTCCCGCGACGACGTGCGCGAGCAGGCGCGCATCGCGGACATGGCGACCGGTGGCACGCTCGGCGGCAGGGTCATGCGAGGCCTCGGCACCGCTGGCGCTGTCGCTCCGGCGATGCTGATCCCAGGCGCGCAGTCGGTCGGCGGCGCGGCGCTCCTTGGCGCTGGCACCGGGCTGCTGATGCCGACGGAGGAAGAGAATGTCGCCTACGGCAAGGTCAAGAACGCGGCTGAAGCGGCCCTGACCGCTGGCTTGATGCAGAAGGGCTTCAACGTCGCCGCGCCGATCGCTGGCACCGTGCTGAAGAAGGCGGTCGACTACGGGCGGCGGTTCTCTCCTGGCGGTCGGCAGACGATCGCCGAGCAGGCGTTTGCATCCGCGATCCCGGCTGCAGATCGACCGGCGGCTCAGCAGGCCCTCGCTGGCGCGGCGACGGCTCGCACGCCTCCGACGGGCTCGGGCGCACCCGTTACCTCTGGCGTCGCCACGCGTCAACCGGCGCTACTGGAAGCCGAACGCCAGGCGCGCGAAGCCGGTGGCGAACTCGGGCGACCGATCGAAGACCTGTACGAGCGCGCGGCGCAGCAGCGCTGGGGTCACCTGCAGCAGGAGGTCGGCGGCGATGTCCCGGCGCTCTCGCAGGCTGCGGAGGATGTCTACGACACCTTCATGTCGAGCGCGCAGATGCAGCGCCCCTTCGACAAGGGGAGGGTGCTCGGCCAGGAGATCACTGCGGCGATCAACTCGACGCACAACAAGGCGGTGAAGGGCGAACTGCAGCGCATCCTCGACCAGTACAAGGCCGCGCGATCGGCGGGCGACATTGGCTCGTTGCACGAGCTACGCATGACCGCGCTCGATGACGCGCTCTCGCGCCTGTACCAGACCGACAAGAAGGCGGCGGGGATGCTGCGCAATCGCATCGAGGGGTTCAAGGACACCTTCGACAACGAGATGAACCGCGCGCTCGGTGGCAACAAGTGGTCGCAGTTCCTCGGCGACTACAGCCAGGCGGCGACCGCGCGCGGCCAGGCGCAGGCGGGCAACGAATTGCTCGCCGGGATGGAGAACCAGAATCTAACACCTGGCGGCGTGCCGAGACTCACCGGCCAGGAGCGGCAACTCGCGCGCGCGGCGAGCGATGTCAACCAGTACGGCCAGCCGGTGTACTCGCCGCGAGGACAGGCTGCACTCGGCGCGGTGCGCCGCGAGGTCGCCGAGCAGAACCTGCCCTACACCATGGGGCCGCGCGGCAGCGCGACCGCGCAGAACGTCGCCCCGAGCAACATGGTGCTCGCCCGCGCTCGCCAGGCGCTGGAGAGCCAACGCACACCGCTCTGGCGCGATCCGCTCGTGGCGGCTGGCGGCTTGGTCGACATGATGGGCGGCAGCGGCGCTGGCACCGGCACCGGGTTCGCGCTCGCGCTCGCCAGGCGCGGCATGATCTCGGCTGGCGATCGGCAGGCGGTAGACATCGCGCAGCGCCTGATCCAGCTACACGTTGACCCGGCGCGCGCAGCGCAGGCGCTCGCGAACATGAACCTGCCCGCGCAGATGAAGCAGAGCGTGATGCGGCAACTCGCAGCACAAGCCGCGCAATCGGTGCCAGCCGCAGCCGGGGCTGCGTACGCAACTCAGCAGAGGTAGACCATGGCACGCGACGGTTCAGGGAATTACACGCTACCGGTCGAGAACCCGGTCGTCACGCACACCGACATCACGACCGACTGGGCGAACACGACGATGGCGGACATCGCCGCCGCGCTCACCGATTCGCTCTCGCGCCACGGCTACGGCGGGATGCTGGTGCCCTTCAGGTTCGCCGATGGCACCGTGGCAGCACCCGGCATCACCTTCGCCAACGAACCGACGAGCGGGCTGTACCGCGCCGGGCTGAACGACATCCGCTATTCGATCGGCGCGGCTGACGTGCTGGTGATGACACCCGCCGGGATCACGATCCCAGCAGGGAAGACCATCATCTTCTCGCCTGGCAGCACGATCAACAACGTCGTGATCGGC